GGGGGCCCTGCCCGTCGGGTTTGGTGCCGGCCGGCCGGTTCGCCATGATCTTCGCGTTGAATGCGAGCGGGTCCTCCTTGCAGAGTTTGCGGAGGTTGGCCTCGTCGGCCGGGTCCTTCACGAGCCCTGGCGGGATGGCGGTCTTCTTCAGCTGGTCCCAGTCGGCGTCTTCCTTCTGGAGTCTGATCTGCTCCTGCTCAGCTTTGAGGTCGTCCCGCTCCTTCTGGAGCTTGGCGATCTCGAGATCCTTTGCCGTGGCAAGATCGTCCTTCTCCTTTTGGAGCTTCGCGATCTCGGGGCTCGGGGTTTCGGTTTTGGATGCGGTTTCAGTTCCCATTTTGTTCCTCTTCACAATGTTTTCCAGGTCCTCGGCAGTCATGTTGGTGATGACCGTCCCGGCCTTCTTCACCACATATGCCTGCTCGACCTCTTCCGGCTGCCCGAACGACACGGTCCCATCCTCTGCGATGGAGTAGGGGGTCGCATAATACTGCGCCGTGTCCGGGTGTTGCCAGATTACCTGATCCTGCAGGGTCATCACGGTCCATACGTTCCGTGCGGTCCCGTCCGGATACCTCAGGCCAACTGTCTCAGACAGTGCACGCCGGACGTTTTCGATCTGGCTTTCGAGGGACTCGCCGTCCGGCGTGTTCATTGTCCCCTGGCCGACAACTGCCACTTCCTGGTTGGTCTTCACTGCAATAGGCCATGCCTTACGCAGCACTTTTCCGATATCGTCGAGGGTGGTCTGGATTGCTGCAGCGCCATCCCCGGCTGCATTCGCTACTCCATCAGTCACATTCTCAGTCTCCATGTTGAGGATCACGGCGCCAGGATCCAGGGGTCGATCAGTAAGGGTCTCTTCGAAATCGAGCACGTGGTTTGGCAGCACGAGACCGACGAGCTTATCGCCATCATCCGGGCAGATCATCCCTGTTGAGTGGCTGAGTTTGCCCTCTTCCATGAGGGCCATGGCGGTCTTGAGTGCGGCCTTTGACCGGTCGAGCGTTTCCTGCGAGATGAAGCCCTGTTTGAACAGGCGCTTTGCGGTGTCGATCGAGTATACCTTCTTTGCCATGAGCTTTGCATGGCCGGAAGTCTCGACCTGCGTGTCTGCAAGTCCCCCGATGATGGCGCCGCCGTTCTCTGACAGCGGGGCGATCCGGTTGAGCTCGGCCTCGATACCCTCTCTGACAAAGAAGCGCGGGTCCACGTGGGCCTTACCGAACACGATCGGAAGTGTGTTCCACATATTGACGGTCGGAAGGAACGGCTCCTTGTTGAAGAGGATGTTCCGCTTGCCGATCCTGCGATCGAGATACTGGAGAATAGCGTCGTGAGATTCGGCCGCCGCCTCCTTGTTCACGCGGCAAGCCGGGCAATAATGGATGTGCGCCCCAGCAGAAGAGAGCGTGCCTTTCGCTGGCATTGGTGCTGCGGGCATAGTACTATTGGAGCGCTATGCCCATATCCCTACACCGCACGTAAGGGAGGGCAAAAACCATATACGGGGTATACGCAATATATTATCATGGCTGCTGAAGGTGTTTCGAGCATCCGCGTGAAGGCTGATACGAAGGACCTGCTCAACGAGGAGCGCAATGGGCGGGAGACTGACGATAAGCTGCTCCAGCGCCTGATCAAAGAGGTGCGCGAGTACCGGAGGCGGTGCGGGTGAGCGGGGATCCTGACGTAATTGTCGAATATAACGAAGGGCTTGACCCGGTGGTGACCCGCAAAGCGCGGGACGAGGGTGAGATCCCGAAGAGTGCGTTTAAGCCCACGTTTTACCTGAAGGTCACTAACCCCGCGGGGGATGATATCGAATGGGAAAGAAAAGTCCTCAACCATATCGGGCGCCCGGATGCTGAAGAATTCAAGCCTAGACCCAATATGAAACTTGTTGAGACAGATGATAGTATTCTCCAGAGGGTGCAGCACGCTACAGAGTTGGGGAGGTAAGTGAGTGACGGCTGAAATTGATGAGGGTAATGAAATAACAATTATCGAAAACACGGCAGAAGCATTAGAGGAATATGGAACCAGATATGGTGTTGATTATATAATTATTTCAGATAAACATATCGCCGCCTTAAAAGCTGGCAAACTTCTTGCATCAAACAACGGGGAGTACGTTCAACTCGTAGAGTACCAAAAAGATTAACCCGTCGTCTTCACCCGCTGCAAAATAGCTCGCAGCGCGATGAACTGGAGCTGGTCCTGCGAGATCCCTTTTTCCCGTGCTTTCCTGATAATTGATATCGGGATCTCCATCTTCAGCACGGTGGCTGTCCTCTTCTTCTCGCGATATAGGAACACCTCGACTGTGTTCCGCCTGCGCTGCCCGTGGTTGTGCCGGGTGAACTGCGGGTCGGTATTCAGCGCGTGGGTGATGGCGCCCGGGCCGTCTTCGGTATGCCTGAGTATGTACTCCTTCTCCTCTGCATGAAGCGAGGGGCCGGACATATCCTACTCGTCCCCTCCCTTTGCCTGCCGGTACGACTCCCAGCACCGGCAGCCCGGGAACCGTGGGGGGTTCTGGTGTCCGCTGCTGTGCGGTTGGTCAATAGGGATCCAGCCATCCGCGGTATTCTCCAGCCAGCCGTCGCTTACTTTACCGTCCCCGCTGTTCTCCCAGCGCTTCTCCATATTGGTACCCTCATCGTTCAACGTGTCTGCAAAACCACGATTGCCCGCCTCGTAGCTCTGAGCTGCTTCGTGCGTGGCGATGAGCCGGGCGCGGTCCCGGCTGATGGGGCCGTCGAAAAGCCGCTGGATCTCCTTCGCAGTCACATCATACGACTTGCCCTCCTCCAGAGCTTTGACGATCGCGAACTGGAGCTGGTCCCTCGTCGTAATCTGGATGTCTTTGATGTAGCCGAGGCTGCCGCCAGTCTTCCGGAAAAATTCCACAGCCCGAGGATTGGAGAGATCCCAGAACTTCCCACCCGGGTTGATAAGGTCCTGCAACAAGTCCCCGCCGGCCTGCATCCCGTCTTCCTCTATCTTGAGAATAAGATCCTGCAGGTCCGGAGTGGTGCTCTTCTCAATCGATCCCCATGCTTTCCCGAACTGGTCGAGCGCGGCTTGCTGCACATTTGGCGCGGCCTTGTTGGTCTTCGCGATAGTTTCCCCTTCCAGGTATGGTTTCAGCCCGTCAAGGGCCTCCAGCACCCGTTCCCTCTGCTGTTTGAAGAACTCCCGAAGTGCCGGGAGATGTTTACGGGCGATATGATTCTTCTCACGGATCTTTTGCAAGCCTATGGCTGCGAGCCGGACTCTCTTTGCAGCGGTGGGAGTTCCTGAAGGCATTGCTGATTATACCCTCTCTTTCTTCTTCTCGGCTGCGAGGTCCTCGGTTGCGTTCGCCAGTTTCAGCAGGGCACGGCGCTCCTGGTCCCGCCCGAGGTCCTCCTCCGGCTCTCCCTCCTCGATACCGAGCGTTGCCTGGAGGAACGACCGGGCCCCGCTCTTGTTGGTGATGCCCGCGGCCGCGGCCTTGGTGACGATCTCCGCTTTCTGGAGCTGGGCGCCGAAAGCGTTCTGATTCGCGGCTGCGTTGCGTTCCCTGAGGGCAGCGAGTTCCGCGCCATCGAGCGGTTTAAGGATGCTTGCGACCCGCGGGCCTCCCGCCTCTGACAGCAGGGCCCGGTGCTCGTTCTCCCCGATCGAGAAGCCCTTACCCTCTGTTGCGATCTTGATGATGTCGGCCGACCGGTCGATCTCGGGTGAGACCATCTTGACAATGATCTGATATCCCTTCTCCTCGTAGCCATTATAGATGAGCCACGGTTTGAGGAGCATATAAGTGTCCCATTCGATCCACCGCTGCTGCCCGCGGATTGATGAGATATACTTCCGGAGCTCGGCGGTGTTCGTGCCCCCTACGAGTTGCCCGCCATCCTTGCCGAGATCGGACCGGATGAAGAACCTGCGGAGCTGGCTGCCGATCTCGGTGATGGTTTCGAGTGCCGAGCCGTCCCCGGAGATCCCGAGGTTCACGACACTCATGTTCTCCCGGAGCGGGAAGCGCTTGGTGCTGCTGGTGTTCTGGAGCAGCTTCTTCGCGTATGCGACATCATCACCCTGCGCCTGATCGACCTTGATAGACCAGATCCCGCCATCGCCCCACTGGTTGACCTTCGCCATCTGTCGCTGCCAGGAGTAATTCAGCATCTTGATGTACGGGAAGATCGGCATGATGAACGGCGTTCCCCCGAGCTCGGAGGAGAGTGGGTCGATGGTCATGTGGACGTTGGTGAGCTGGGACACCTGCCCGTTCCGCTGGGTCTGCCAGAACTCTATCTCCCCGGTCTTCTCATTCACGCAGATCCCGGGCAGCAGGCGATTATACACCAGCGTTGAGGACTTGCCCTTCTTCGCGAACGAGTCCGGGGGCAGCCGGTTCAGCTTCATCAGCCGGTACTCAGGACCTTCATAGTCCCATACTGGATTTGTGAGGGCCGGACCCCATGCCTTGACATCCCGCCATCGTTTCTGCGTGCTGAAGTTCAGGGCAACGTCCCGGTTGGTGATCACCATATCGTTGAGCGCAGAGGTGAGATCGGAATCCTCCTCTTTGTTTTTATCCACGACAGTGATCTGGATATCGTCCTGGAAGATGACGGTCTGCATGTCATCCAGACCCTCGACCACATACTTGTTTTCGAGGATCTTCTGGTTCTCGGTTGCGTTATACTTCGGTGCCTTGAACGTCTGCCCGTCGCTGCGGACGTAGGTCGTTCCTTCTTCTTTTGCCGGTTCTCCTTTCTTTGCTGCTGCCATGATATTACCCGAATAAGTCTCCTAACTCGTCCTCGTATCCGATGCCGCTGTCCTCGTCAAACGAGTCATTGGAGCCCGCCGCGGTGATGTCGTCGGATTTGAATTCGTTGGCCAGATTGCGGAACGGTTCCCGGCGCGTCAGGTCATAGTGGGCTCCGCTCAACGTATCCACCCCGTCATCATGATCGCCATTCGGGAACATCGTCACTTCATCCAGGAAGGCACTGTTCCAGTCTCCCCGAACGATGAATACATTCCCCGCCTCAGCCGCAGCTGAGACCGGCTGGGCGCGGACCTCTTTTGAGCCCGTTGAGGGGACACCTTTGAATGCGAATCCCTTGAGGATGTGGCGAGCATAATGATCGATCGTATTGAGCCCCGAGCTTCCCGGCTCCTGCTCCATCCTTATGAGGACCTGCGGGCCGTCCTCCATGGCTTTTTGTCTTACGAGTTTCTCGACGCCGGCGGGATTCTCCTGGACTCGGGCCCAATGGATGATCCAGAACTGACCGTTTAATGTCCCGTACCTCAGGCCAGATGTCCAGTCCCCTTTCCGTTGTGAGGCCGCGAGATCCCAGCGCCGGACCTGCCGGCAGTTTGCGGGGAAACTGTCGACGATCTTAAACCAGTGGCGTTTGAACATACCTCCTTCCTGGGGCACCGGGTGCTGCTGATAAAGAGCGGCCCAATAATACGATCCTGCTGTCCTCTTGATGCGGGCGAGGTCAGACACTCCAAACCGTGCGGGCCAGAGCGGATCGCCCGGTTTCCTCCCGATAATATCGTCAGTCTCGGCGACTGCGGGAAGATTGATCACGTCCCAGACTTCTCCATTGTTCTCCATATCGGTGAGAATCTTGCCGGCAAGGTCGCCCTGGTTCCACCGCGTCATAATCAAGATGAGGGCGCCGCTTGGTTCCAGACGAGTGTAGAGGGTTGATTGGTACCACTCCCAAGCTTTCTCCCGATAGGTCCTGCTCGACGCCTGCTCTGCGTTCTTGACCGGGTCGTCGATAATAATAAGGTGCCCTCCTTTCCCGGTGATCGGGCCCATGACGCCGGCTGTTGTCATGCCGCCTGTGTGGCCTTTGATATCCCAGCGGCTTGCCGCGGATGAGTCGGGCAATACTTCAATCGCCTCGATGAAAGCGAGTTTGCCGTGCTCCTCGACTATCTCACGGGCCCGCCTGCCCCACTGTGCCGCGAAGTCTGCTTCGTAGCTGGTGAGGATGACTCTGCGATCCGGAAACGTCCCGAGATACCAGGCGGTGAAGTATTTGCTGATGAACTCGCTTTTGCCGTGACGCGGGGGCATGAAAACCATCAGCCGCGTGCACTTGCCGGCTGCTACGTCCAGCAGCTTATCATTCAGCAGCTCAAGGTGTCGCGGGCAGGTCCACCGGCCCCCGCTGACACTATGAGCGAGCATCCGCGGGCTTGGCGGAAAGGGTGTTAAAGACCTTTCTTTCGTACTCACGGTATCCCTCCGTTCCCAGAATCTTCTCGATATCAACAGCCGAAACGGGCACCGGGGATCCTCCGGGCCCGCTGTGCTCCACGCGGTTCACGTTCTTCCACCGGTCAGACCTGCGGTTGCAGAGCCAGAAGATCTGAGCGGTGACATCCGGGACGATCTGCTTTTTCGTCGTCTCCGTGCGTTCTGCCCCGAGATCGCTCCTGACGGTCTTCACTTCATCGTACGTGAACCCGAGCGCCCTCTTCAGGAGTGCGTTCTCCACAAGGTCGTCGATATGCTCTTTCCCCTCTTTTAGGGACTTAAGAAACTCCTGGTGATCGTTCTTCCATGCGTTGAGCGTGACCTCGGAGATCCCGAGCTCTGCCGAGATCTCCTTATCCGTCTTGCCGAGCTGCCCGAGGTACCGGGCGATCTTCGGATGATACTCCGCATTATATTTTGAGGGGCGGCCACCCGGGTGCTTGCCATTCGCGGGCTTTTTTATCTGTTTCTTTTTATTATTCTCTGCTGGCTTCTTGACAGTTCCGGCCGCTTTCCGTGCCCGGTTTGATGATTTCGCCGGGACTTTGTGCCCGGATTTCTTTCTCGCGGTCATTGGTAAGCCCTCATCGCTTCCTGTTCCCGCTCCTTGCATCGCTGGCGGCTTGCTATCGTCGCCGGGCAGGTTGCACAGTCATAATATGGGGCATACCATGTCGGCTGCGGGTGCTCGCTCTCATTCCGGGAATAATTGCATGTGGCCGGAGGCTCGAACCAGCCGCACCCTTTCCGCTCCCCGGGGTTTTTCCGAAGTGATTTCCTCTTCGTGGCCGCCACTACAACCACCCCATATTACAGGCCCGCCCCAGCCCCACGTCTA